CCTTTTTTGTCTTTTCTCCAAAATCCGAATGGAATTCATTTCGGAGACTGTGCGTGGTAATGGCCGGTAGACCGCGGACACCGACAAACCTCCTGGAAATACGCGGAGCCTTCCGAAAGCACCCGGAGCGAAAGCGCGAGCGCAAAAGCGAACCTAAGAATTTGCCCGATCTTGCACTGCCGCCAGATTCTTTCACGGCTGACCAAAAACGAGCATGGACAGACATCGTCGCTAAATGTCCAGCGGGTGTGCTGAAAGACTCGGACGCGATTTCCATCGAAATTGCAGCGCGTCTGCTCGCACAGCTTCGCCTTGGCACTCTGGACTCTCGACTGTACGGCCAACTGACCGGACTCTTGGGTAAGTTCGGAATGACACCGTCGGATCGTTCAAAGGTATCCGCCGACCCGGTGCCGCAATCTTCCTCATGGGGAACGTTTAATCGCTAAGCCGCTGTCCTATGCATCACGGGCCAATAAATATGCACGCGACGTATGTTCTTATGCGCTCCCCGCCAATAAATATGTAATCGCCTCCTGCCGCCGCCATCTTGACGACCTCGAACGTTCCAGGAGCGCTGACTACCCCTACAAGTTCGACCTGAAGAAGGCGAACCGGATCTGCGAGTTTGCCGAGCGGATGGTCCACGTCAAAGGCGACTGGGCGCGACCGAAGGCGCCGGGCGAGTTGCCCTACATCAAGCTCGAGGACTGGCAGTGCTTTGTCCTAGCCGTCCCGTTTGGCTGGATCCGCAAGAGCGACGGACTTCGACGATTCCGGGAACTGTACGAAGAGATCCCGCGCAAGAACAGCAAGTCGACGCTGGGCGCGATGATCGGTCTCTACATGGCCTTCGCCGATAGCGAAATGGGCGCCGAAGTCTTCGCCGGCGCAACCTCAATGGATCAGGCCTACGCGGTGTTCCGGCCTGCCTGGCAGATGGTGAAGAACAACCCGGAGTTCAAGGAACACTTCGGCCTGGAATTGGGCGGCACCGAGAAGAACCCCGGCAGTATCTATCAGATGTCGAGTTCGAGCCGCTTCGTTCCGATCATCGGCAAGCCCGGTGACGGCGACTCGCCCAACTGCGCGATTATCGACGAATATCACGAACACGCCACCCCGGTAATGTACGACGCCATGAAGACCGGCATGGGGTCGCGGAACCAGCCGCTGCGGGCGATCATCACGACCGCGGGCGTCGATACCTCGGGCCCGTGCTACGACAAACGCATCGAAGCGATCAAGGTCCTCGGCGGGACGCTCGTCAACGACGAACTGTTCACGATCATTTACGGTATCGACGAGGACGCGGACGACTGGAAAGACTTCGAGGTCTGGAAGAAGACGAACCCGAATTACGGCGTCTCGGTGCTGCCGGATTACCTGCGCGGGCAGATCCGCGACGCGCTACAGAGTCCCTCGCAACAGAACATCATCCTCACGAAGAACCTGAACGCCTGGCGCTCGGCCGGTGTGGCATGGATGAACATGGCGGTGTGGGATCAACGCCGCGACCCGTCGCTCAAATTGGAACAATTTCGCGGGCAGGACTGCTGGCTTGCGGCCGACCTCGCGTCGAAGATCGATATTGCGTCGCTGGCCTACATTTTCAAAACCGATTACGGCTTCGCGTGGTTTTGTAAGCACTACCTGCCGGAAGACACGATCGCCTTGCCAGAGAACGACCACTACCGCAAATGGCGCGACCTGGGATGGCTGACCGAGACCGACGGCGCGCGCACAGATTTGCGGCGCATTGAATCGGACATCAAAGAAGCGGCCTCGACGTTCGCCGTGCAGTCGTTCGCGTTCGATCCCAAGGAATCCAATTACCTCGTGGCGAACATCCAGGAGTGGGCGTCGTTCGACTGCATCGAAGTGCAGCAAGGCCCGACGCAAATGTCGGAACCGATGAAAGAAATGGAAGCGCGGATTTACGCTGGCGAGCTGAAGCACTGTGGCGACCCCGTGCTGACCTGGATGATGTCGAACACCATTAAGAAACAAGGGCACGGCGGCGGGCCGGTGAAGTATTACTACCCCACGCGCCAGCGTGACCCCAACAAAATTGACGGCGTTGTGGCCGGAATCATGGCCATCAGCCGCGCGATGATTGCCGACGAGAACCTCATCAGTTACACCGGAGTCCGAAGCCTCGGCTAAATGATATTTCCTGAACTGCGCGCCGCGATCAAAGCGTTGCTATCCGATAAGGGCGAGCCCTTGTCATTAAATTTGAAAGAGTCCGGCGTTGTCTACAATGACGCGAGTTGGTACGTCCGTAATGGTTATCCGCAAATCGCAGAGTTCTCTGGCGGGACAGGGACGACATGGGCGGACGAAGCGGTCACGCGCGAGACGGCACTCGGCCACAGTGCCATGTGGGCGGCGTACCGCTTGATCTGCGAGACCATGGGCCGCATTCCAGCTGCGGTCATGATTAAGGACGCCGGCGGAAAGCGGGACGCACCCGACCATCCGATGTTTAGCGCCATGCACGACGAACCCCATCCAGAAATATCGGCGCAAACCTTCCGCGAAATCCTGACGGGCTACTGTCTTTTAGAAGGCGATGGCTTCGCCAAGATCGAAAGGCGGAGCGGCACGGGAATAGCTATCGAGTTGAAGCCGCTCATGCCCGAGCAGGTGAAAGTCGATCGGGAGAAGCAGGGCAAAAAGCGTCTCGTCTACATCATTCTTAAGGAAAACGGTTCCGTCGATACGACCTACACGGTCGAGCGCAATCGCCCGCACGACATCCTGCATTTGCGCGGAATCTCTAAAGACGGGATCCGCGGTTATTCCGTTCTGAAAATCGGTCGGAACGCTATAGCTACCGCGCTGGCAGCGGAGCGCAACGTCGCCCGCTTTTGGGCTAACGGTGGCCGTGTGCCATCACACATCGAAATGGTGGGCAAGTTCAAAACGACCGGCGAGTTCGACAAATTCAGGAACGATGTTGAGAACATCCTGCGTCAACCGGGCAAGATTCCTATTTTTGAAAATGATGCAAAATACAAACCGACCGGCCTCAGCATGGTGGATGCCCAGGCGTTGGAAAGCCGTCAGTTCGCGGTCACGGAATTCTGCAGGCTAACCGGGGTGAGTCCTCACTTGGTCGCGGACCTGAGCCGCGCCACATTCTCAAACATTGAGAATTTATTCATCGAATTCAAGACGGTCACCTTGGCGACATGGGCCAACCGCTGGTCTCAGGATTTTCGCCGATGCATCTTCACTCCCGAGGAAAAAACTAAAGGTTACTTTCTCCACCACAACATCAACGCCTTAATGCTCGGCGATTTCGCCGCTCGCATGACGGGCTACGCCCAGGGAATACAGAACGGATTCTTGAACGCGGACGAAGTGCGTGACCTTGAGGACCGTAACCCGATCCCCGGCGGCGGCGGGCAATCGTACCACTATCAACTCAACATGCAAACCGTTCCGGGAACGGGCGACCCCACCATCAGCGAGCAACGGATGTTGGCGGCCACAACAAAACCAACGACGACGGACCAGTCTTCGCCGAAAGGCACGGTATGATGCACGCATGCCGAGCATCTTTGAGCGCGATTGTCTCCGTTGCGGCAAGCACTACCGCGGAATGGGACGGAAGTTCTGTAGTGATACCTGTCGGCATAAGGCTAGTAGTCGCCGAATTGAATTCGATTGCAAGAACTGCGGCAAGCATTGTGATCGACCGGCTAGTCATGCGACATATCATGCAACCGAATTCTGCAGCCGTAAATGCTGGTACGCATTCGCTACTGGCCGCGGCTTGACAGCCAAGCCAGAGCATCGAGCCATAAAGATCACATGCAAGAGTTGCGGTAAAGAAAAGTGGATCCCGCCAAGCCAGAAACGACCAGCGAATTACTGCTCGCGTAGATGTATCAACCTAGGCAGGCCATCATATAAACGCACTCCTGACTCGGAGCGCATTCATCTGCGCTGTGTCATGTGCGGCCGCGACTTCTCGAAACTCGCCTGCCAGAACATTAACGGTCGCAGTAAGTGTTGCTCTAGAACGTGCACGGCGTACTACTCACTAAGTGTTCAGGGCGGTAATAAGCGCACCAGCACAATCGAGGACGCTTTCTTTGACGAATGCCTAGCGGCAGGAGCCATGCTGCGGCGGCAGGTAAGCGTTGGCCCCTACTGTGTGGACGCCCTATCAATCGATGGCCGCACCGCGATTGAGTTTGACGGTGACTACTGGCACAGATCAGAACAGGCCCAACGTAAAGACAGACGCAAAGACGGCTATTTAAAGAAGCAGGGTCTTCGGGTAGTGCGAATCCCGGAACGCCTGTACCGATCATCGGCGAGTCACGCCATCAGTATCGTCCTAGAAGCCATCCGGTAAAAATCAAGCCACACATTTATCGGTCTTGATTCGCTCGGCACGACACCGCCGAGGGCCGCAGAGGAGCGCCCATTTCTATGCATGAAAACATTCGAAACATCCCATTTGAATTAAAAGAATTGTCCGACGCGGGCGACTTCGTCGGCCTCGCGAGCTTCTACGGGAACGTGGACTTAGGCGGGGACATTGTGGAGCGTAATGCTTTCGACAAGTCGATTGCCGAGCACGGCAACAAGGTCCGCTTGATGGATGGCCATCGGGTCCGGATTGGAATGGCAACCGTTGAAAGCACGCCCATTGGACTCAAGGCTATTGGGAAGATCAACACCAAGAAACAATCTGGAGCCGAGGCGCTGTCGGATTTGAAGTTCTACCGCGACAACGGTTTGCCGATGGGCATGTCGATCGGCTACGAAACCGTTAAGGCCGATGTCAAAGGCGGAGTGCGACACCTCGAACAGCTGCGTTTGTGGGAGGTGACGGTCACCGAATTTCCGATGAACGAGCGAGCGCAGGTAACGAGCGTGAAATCCATCCGCGATCTGATTGCCTCGATCAAGTCCGCCCAGATTGAGAAGAAAGACGACTTCAATGTAGCGCTTCAAAAAATACAACTCATGGCAGCTCGCTACCAAATGCTGAGCGCTCTGTCATGGGCTCTCGATGACGCCCTTTATGCGGAGGATGGCGGCGATCCCGTCAGTGAATCCGCCGATTCGATCGCGCAATTTCAGACGGAGTACATGGCGATGCTGCCCGACTTCGTCGCGCTGCGGTCCGAGAATGCGATGGGATGGATGAGTCTACCCGCATTTGAGAAAAAGGCTGGCCGCGTTCTGTCGCAATCCAATCGAGAACTCATCACCAAATGCATAACCGATCTCCAGGCGCTGCTTGATTCGGCCGACGCCGACAAGTCCGCCTCCAGAAACGCAGACGATCCGACCGGATCCGCCGAACACAAGTCCGAGCAGACGACCAATCACTCGGAAGTTCTAGTTCTGATCGACAACATCAGAACCCTCATTCCAAAGCAATAAGTCCCACATTTATTTCCGATAACAGGAGCAATCATCATGGAATTCAAAGAAGAATTCGAGTCCCTCAAGAAGGAACTCAAAACGTATTTCGATAAGGCCGCCGAAGATGTAAAGGCATTCGGGGCCATTCAAGCAGAGACCAAGGCCGCACTCGAAAAACTGGAGACCCGTGCGGACGAATTGCAGAAACGAGCCGATACACTTCAAACCAAAACCGACGAGATTCAAAAGCAGACCGATGCCATCGATCTGCAGATGAAGGCCGGCCACCACGCCGGCGGCCAGGACGACAAGAGCCTCGGCGAGTTGTTCACGGAGTCCGAGGAATATAAGGCGGCAAAGGCGGGAGAATTCACGGCGCTACGGAGCAAAGATGGTCGCATCCGTGCGGCAATCCCGCAGCTGTTCACGGGCCGCAAGACGGTCATCACCACGACCGGAATCGGCAGCGGGACCACGGGCGTCCAGATGCCCTTTCGCTTGGGCGGCATTACCGAACTGCCGCGCCAGGAACTGCGCATCCGCGACCTGATGCCCGTCCGTCAGATGACATCCGGCAATTCCTTCGACTACGTGCGCCAGTTGGCACGTACCAACAACGCATCGCCCCAGATTGAAGGCGAACCGAAATCGGAGTCGACCTACACGTGGGAATCCAAAAGCGACACGATCAAGACCATCGCTCATTTCACGAATGTCTCACGGCAGGCCATCGAGGACATTCCCTGGCTACAGAGTGCGATCAATTCTGAATTGATGTACGGCTTGCTGATCAAGGAAGAGCAGGAAATTCTTTCGGGAAATGGCCTCAACCAGCACCTGAATGGACTTATCACGCAGGCAACGGCGTACAACACGGGCCTCAACGTCGCTGCGGACACGAAGCTCGATAAGCTGCGGCATGCGAAGTTGCAAGCGCGCTTGATCGGCTTGGGAACGTTCGCCCCGTCTGGAATCGTGTTGAGTCCGACCGACATGCACTCGATCGAGTTGATCAAGACCGAAGAAGGCGGCGCCAACACGGGCCTCTACATCATCGGCGATCCGCGAACCGGACCCGCGATCAAGTTGCTCTGGGGGCTTCCTGTGGTGGAGAGCGATTCCA